TCAATAGCCTCTCCCATCGGTCCCTCAGCTGGGTCTGATGGTGTATCGAATACAGGTAGTCCAAAAGCGTCAATGAATCCTTCGTAATTCCATTCCATAGGTATGAACAAACTATATAATCCACTGCGAGTCTGTCCATTCCGGTTTCGTTTTGTGACGTCTGAGTCATAATACAACTTTTTAAAGTTTTCTCCACCTTTGTCCAGCGCATTGGATGTAGATCCCATCATACATTTACCAATGATTCGACTTCCGAGTCTTAGACACGTTTTTGTTACGCGCCAGTTATTTAATATGTTATCAGGTCTTTCCCATTTACCACTTTCATCATGCACTAGTAACGCTAGTTTTTCACCATCGTACGAGTTATCTCCTGTGTTCTTCCAGTCAATCGTGGTATCAAGACCCTCAAGTATTTCTTTCTCTTTGTTTTGTATAGACTTCTTTGTGAGCTTTGACGCTGGTACCCTGTACGCAAGTTCTGACTTTGGCCTGTCCATACCGTCTTGTATCGGTTTAAAGAAAAACGGATAGTTGATTGATATGGGTACAACTTTGTCAGTAAACATCTTCTTAGCATCGGATCCAGACTTGGACAATATACCAAATCTTGCATCTGATGTAATTGTAGCAAGGTTAACGGTTTCTGAGCTTGACATAAATGAAAACCCAGAACGTCTGTTCTTAAGATAGCACATGCCGTAGCATCTATAGTCTGCTTTACAAGCTTCCCAGAATATAAAGAATAATCTGTTTGCTTCACGAAAGTCTGGCCGCCCAACGTCAATCTTGGTCCACTGCAAGTACATGTAATGAGTGCCAGTAATATAAGTAGGCTTGTCCTTGTTAACAAACCAAAAACCGTTTTCACGTCTATCAAATTCTTCATCTATATACGACTCCCATTTATCTTTAAACTCTTCAGGGTAGTCTCTCCAGTCAAATATACTTTTTACTTGCTTTAACTCTTTAGGATATTCAAACGGTACCCAACGATTTTCTTCATTGCTATACACGTTTTCCTCTTTTGGTAAAGCTATTTGTAAACCTTGTATTTCGTATATCTCACCAATTTGTCCAGTCTTGCTTATAACTACAATATCTGTTTCTTTATCATAACCGTATTTCCAAGATTTAGCCTTGTTCCTGCGATGTATTGTAGTCAGTTTCACTGGTTCTACGATCTTATATAATGTTTGTTGATACATTATTTAGACCTCCTTTCAGCAAACCCTTTGAAAGATTCTTTTGTTTCTTCTTTAGGTTTATTTTCTAATATATTCTCTTCTTCAATTATTCTATTAAGAATTTCAAAAGCGTCGAATATTGCAAGCTTCTTAGTAGCCGCAGCGTTCTTTAATCTATCTGCAGAAACGTCATCTTCTGTTTTAGTGATGATTTGTTCTTCAGCAACTTTAATTAATTCCTCTACTGCTTTATATCCAGCTTGGATTATATGCTTCTTCGTTTCCTTGATATTCATATTTAATTGTAATTAATTTAGTAAGGACACGATATAATCGTTTGTCATCAATAATAAACTCGTATTCACTATTAGGTTTAAACCCAACTAAGTCGCCTGGTTTTAATCCGTTAGCTTTTGAATATTCATCAGCATAAATAAGTATACCCATTAAAGGCTCTTCTTTATCTTCTGAATATTTATTTTTGCTTTTTATAGGTTGTACAAAGCAATAACCATCTAAGGCATTCCAGTTCTCGCCTTGGTTATATAAAAATATTTGGTCCGAGTAAACAAAATATTTGTTGTCTTTGAAATAGCTTTTGCTATTTTTTTCTTCGCCGCGTATGTCATGGAATCTTCTAAATACATTATGGTGAACAATTACAGTATCACCTTTCTTTATTTTTGTATTTTCTAATATTGGAGTTTCAAGAACAATACCTTCTCTACTCACGTATTGGTGATTTTGTAATTCGGTATTAAGAATTAAATCTTTTCCACCTATATCTTTAGTATTTGTGTAACGCTGTTCTTTTGGCTCTATTATAAAGTTATATAAACTTCGCATTAATATTCAAGATTGTATTCAATTGATATAGCCATGTTCTTATTGAACTCTTTCCACGGCAAAATTTCATTGTATTTTTTAATGTAGACCGAGTACTTATCTTCTTCTTCTACAATATCGCAGATTGTGTGACCTCCATAAACTTCTTGGCCTACTGCATAATGCATTGCGTCGTTTTTATAATCACGACCAATGCTGATTTTACGGATTAGATTCATATTATAATATAATTAAAAAAACTATTTCTTCTTATATGGAAATAGTTTATTAAGGGCATCTTGTCTTCCTTCGCAACCGCATGGAATATTAAGCCCTTCAGAAACTTTGTCTACAATATTTTTAATACCTGTTTTCTTTGTAAATTTTGCGACATCATCTCCTAGCCCTCTTGATTTCATTTTTTTCTTTTTAAAGATTTAACTCTTCTTGGTTTTCCCGCAGGTTGACCAAGCCTTTTCTTTTCAGCAATCTTTCTTCGCTTCTCTGAAGCAGACATTTCTGAAGCTGTCTTTGGAGTTTTTGAAGATACTCTTTTCTTTGGTCTGCAGTAAGGGACCCCGCGGTCTTCACCTTTCGAGCGTCCACAAGGTTTTCCAGTCTTAACCGTCCACAAGGTTTTCCAGTCTTAACATCTATCCATTCTTCTTTGAACCATCTTTTTAAAGATGCTCCTTTTTTACTTTTTCTTACCGCCATTACCCCAATTTTTAGCACCAACCTTACGGCATTTAGCAATAGCACCAGAAGCGTAGGCTGATGGGAATACTTTATATTTTGCTTTTACTTTATGATAGCAACTATCTTTTTTTCCCATAAGGCGTTTTTCTTTTTAGCGCTTTAAAATCTGCACCTGTAATTTTATTATAAGGAGCAGTGGCTTTAGCAATACGTTTTTGTTTTGGTGATAAATTTTTCATTGGGTTTATTTTAACAGTTCCACTTTCTTCTAGCAGCTCTGCCTCTTTCAGAAGTCCAGCTTTTCGATCTTGCGCAAAATGACTTACGGCGCTTCCATGCTTTGCTGCCTTTCTTTAATTTAGAAGGAGGTGTAGTTACAGCTGTAGATAGTTTACTTCCAGGGTTGTCTCTACGATATTTTGCGACACCCTTTTTTGTCATACCACTACCGGCTTTTGAACCAGTTCCGCCTTTTTTATTTACAGGAGCATAATAACCTAATGATTTTTTTCTTGAGGGAGCGTTTTTAGTAGCCATTATTTTTTATTTATTACTTCTTTAACTTCTTTAGCTTTAGCTTTTACTTTTTTTATTTTAGCTTTTACTTCTTCAGCTTTATCTTCAATAACATCAGGAATAAAATCTCCGTCTTTATCTTCTAATAAACCTTTATTTTTAGCTTTAATTGCTAAAAACCAAAGACCAGAAAGCAATAATAAAATACCAATGATTATAAATATTGTTTTCATTATTTACTTTTTTTAGTCATTAATTTTTTTTTCTGAGCGGCTGTCATATTTTTCTTTGCGGCAGCCTTAGCAGCTTTTGATGGTCTGCCTTTCTTTGATCCGTAAGTACCTTTACCGTAAGGCATAATTTTGTTCAGTTTTTTTGTTAATAATCTTTTTACCTTTCTTTGTCTTTAATCATATCGTCAATTGCCTTATTAAAGACCTTATCAGTATATGTTTTGTTTTTATAGAAAACATTTTTTTCAGAAATAGGTATGTCTTCTTCACCTAATAATATTCTGTAAATACGACTTATTAATTGTTTTGTTTTAAACGATGTTGTATATATCGTATATTTAATAGTCGTTCCGTTTCTGTTACGCCAAGCATCTATCCATCCTTCTTTGCGTAGTTTTTCCCATCTCTTTTTATCCCAGCTCATAATATATGAACCATTGATATAATCGTTTCTGGTAAATCTTTTTAAGCAATCAAAATAAACTAATAGTTCTAGCTCAGCGTCAGTTAAGTTGTAAGTCTTACAGGCCCATTTACGGACGAGCCTGTAGTACTTAAACAACTGCATGTCTCTCAGGTCTGAAGACGATAGTTTCATTCTACAATAACTACGTCTTGTTGTTTAATAACATAATACATTTTGCCATCCCATTCGATACCATGCCCTGCGTGCTTATCGTAATAAATACTATCACCTTCTTTAAGTGCTTCTGTATTATTACCGACACTAATGATTTTACCTCTTAAGTAACGGATATCTGTATTTAGACTTTCAGTCATAATAAGACCGTTTACTTTTTTAGGCTCTTCTTTGATTTTGTCTACAATAATGTAATGATTAACTGCTTTCATTCATTCTCATATTTGAAATGACACAATCAGCAGATATAATCGTACTAACTACACTTACTGCATTTGTTAAAGCTGTTTTAGTAACAAGTACTGGATCAATAATACCGGCTCTTACCATATTTACAACTTTACCTGTAACTACATCAATACCGTAACCTTTCTTATAATCAAAATCATTAGGCGCTTCTATTCCAGCGTTCTCTAATATTGTATTGAAAGGCGCAAGAATTGCTTTTGCAAAAACAAATTCTCCGGTTGTTTTAAAATCAATTTTTTGTGCTGCATTCATTAATGCTACACCACCACCAGGCACGATACCTTCTTGTAAAGCGGCTTTGGTTGCATAAATAGCGTCTTCAACTCTATCTTTCTTTTCTTTAAGTTCTACTTTGCTATTTGCTCCAACCTTAATTACCGCTACAGAACCGGAAAGCATGGCAAGACGTTGCTCTATCTTTTTTTTGATGTAAGGATTTTTTTCTTCCTGCAACTTTTGCTCAACTAGCTCAATTCGCTCTTTCGCGGCTTCTGGGACGCTTTCTATGGTTAACACAGTGTTTTTATCATCAGTAACACTTTTGACTGCCTCGCCAAGCACAGACGGCTCTATAAGGTCCATATCGTCCCCTAATTCTTCGTCAATAATTTGTGCCCCTGTTAATGATGCTAAATCTTCAATAGTATCACGTTTAGTAGGCCCGAATCCAGGCAAGTCAATTACGTTAACTTTTAAATTACCCTTTACTTTGTTCATTAATAAAGCGGCTAATGGTTGTTGCTCAACCGGGGCTACTATTAATAAGCTTCTGTTTTGTTTTATAACATGCTCTAATACTGCTTGAATTTTTCTAATATTCGGTACAGGCGATGCTACAATTAAAACATAAGGGTTGTCTAGTTCGTTTTTTTGTTTGTCGGTATCTGTTGCAAAATGCGGTGATTTTAATGCCGAATCAAATTGAATACCATTTACTATTTCAAAATAGGTTTTTTCTTCGTTTGACTCTTCCATCATTACAACGCCATTTTTACCTACAATTTCATAAGCTTCGCCAATAATAGCGCCAAGCTCTTGATCGTTATTTGTAGATATATTCGCAACATTGCGCAACATGTTACCTTTAATTTCAGTTTTAGCTTTATCTAAATACTTAATTGTTTTTTCAAGACCTGATTGCATTCCTGCTTTTAAGTCTCTAATACTTGTATTTTCTAAAGCCGCATCTGCATGCTTTAATAGTGAATGAGCAAGAACGGTAGATGTTGTTGTGCCGTCACCTGCTTCTTTTACTGTTTTTCTTGCCGCTTCTTTAATGAGCATTGCACCAAGATTTTCTACAGGGTCAATAAGTACAACAGATTCTGCAACGGTAACACCGTCTTTAGTAATAACGGGTTTGCCCATTGCATCCTCGTAAATTACACACTTACCCGAAGCCCCAAGCGTAGATTTAACGGCGTCAGCTAATTTACCAACGCCGCTTATAATCTTATCTCTTGCTTCTCCCCCGAAGGATAAATCTTTATCGCCAAAGGTTAAATCCTTGACAATCTCACTAGGTTGATTGTATTCCATTTAATTGAATTTAATTTATTATTATAAAATGTTTAAAGACTTAAGCCTTTTGTAACACTTCAGGGCTTACAGATTCTTCTTCTGTAATTTCTTGGTAAGTACCGTCTTGAATATTAATAGATACTTTTCCGTATTCTTTTTCAAGCTCTTCTTGTAATTGTTGCAAATCTCCTTGTACTTGCCCTACTTGATGCAGCAACTGGTGTTTTTGGACTTCAATGCCCCCTAATTGAGCCTGAGCTTGATTAATAATTCCTACTTTTTCTTGTAGACTTTTTAATTGTTCTTCTGTAATTTTCATTTCTGTTGACATTGTTATAAAATTTAATATTATACTTAGTTTATATATTACATGTTTATATTATTGATTAAGATTCTGGTTCATCTGTTGCTTCTTCTACAGTACCATCTTCAATTACTGGATCAGGAGTAGTAGGTTCAGTTTCTAACCAATCTAATTCTGTTACATCCTCGTTCTTAGGGGTAATTTTGTCAGAAATAGCTTTTTCAATAACTTCGTTCATGTGATCTGTTGGGTGGTTTGCCTGAGCCCAAGCGATAACATCAGCTTCTGTTAATGAAGTAATTTCTGTAAAAGAATCTGCATTAGGCGCTCCAACAGGACATGCCCCGTGAAAAGTGTGAGACTCTCCGGAGTCCGCGTCTGTGCCTGTGTAGTCGAATCTAATGTGAGTAATCACATTTGACAATCCGTCAAGCGATGGTGCTTTTTTCAAAGCCGTGATTTTCCAATCGTAAGTAATGTTCATTTTTAAAAATTTAATGGTTTATGAATATATTAATAATTACTTGTTTTTCAATTAGTTTAAGTATTTTCTAGCGTTTGTATTCTAGTTTCAAGGTCTTCTACTTGAGCGTGTACATCAACTGCGTTGATTTTAAAGTGATAAGTGTTCGTTTTTATATTGATTTATAATTTACCATTTACCTTCAGGGCATTGTTCAGTTGCTACTAGTGTTTTTGCCATAAGGTTACAACTACACTTGGTGCATTTATTATTCTTTCTTAATGGGCAATCATCACAAATATATAACCTATATTCAGCCAAGTGATAGTCTTCAGGTTTAGGCTTCCAACCTAACTGCAAAAGACCATACTTTGCCCAACCGTGAAATATTGCTTCTATCTTCGTCATTATGGGCAACCGTAATTTCCTACAAATGCATTTCCGTTCCATTGACGAACAGGATTTGCTCCGCCTCCTGAATAATAATAGAATCCAGCAGCAGCAGGTTCACAAGCCGAACTTCCAATAATAGGGCTATAAAGTGCCGTTGCACTAGACCAAGTTGCATTGTCAGCGTAGTATTGTTTAGCATTAGCCGAACAAGGGTCTGCGCCTAGTGTTGCAGTACGACCAAGTTGGTACGAAGTAAGCGTATTACATTGAATACCGTAATCGTGATCATATCCTCGCCATTCCGACATTGCGTGTGGCTTACTGCTATTAGGATAACTTGTGCCATTAGTGTTAGTACCATCAAAATTCACAAATGTTTCTGCTAGATCAAGCAAGCTAATTGGTGTGTAAGGCGTGCTAGTTGAATTGTAATCTTCAAATTCTTTTTCCTTTGCAAATCCTGACAATTTTATTTCGCCAAGACTTGGTACTATTGCCCAACTAACGCTTGACCCTATTCCGATTAAAATATCAATAAAATCAAACATTAAGCTTTGCTTTAAGTTCGTGAATCTGTTTTTGTTGTTCTTTGATTGCTTCAATAAGCACCCCAACAATATTACCATAGGCTACTGACTTCATTCCGTTTTCATCTTCAGCAACCACTTGCGGTAGTATCTGTTCTATTTCTTGGGCGATTACACCAATCTTTTGATCTGTTTCACCAATCTTGTTGTATTCAACACCTCGTAGTTTAGTAACCTTATCAAGTGCGTTGTCAATCGTCTTGACGTTTTCTTTTACTCTAGCATCTGAATAAGCAATAACATCTCCAGTAGCACGAATTGTACCAGTAACATCTAAAGCGTAAGTTGTTGGTGGTGCAGTAACTGATTCACCATAGCCTACATTTAATGAAGTAGCTACGGTTAATTTACCATTAGTAGTAAGCGACATTGCACCTTGTGCGTTTGAATGCACAGCATCACCCCACCAAAAACCTCTATCGTCGTCATTGTTCATTTGGAATGACATTGCATAGTCATTTAAATGACCATACGTATATCCACTACTCATTCCAATAGCATAATCACCACTACCATTCCAAAGTCTAAATTTAGCTCTTGACTGACTTGTGTCTGTTGAGACGTAAGCGTTAGCTAAAATATTACC